ATACGGATTCGGCTGTCCTTATATCCGGCATCGAAATAGTTGTCGTCATTGAGACGGACGCGCTGGCCTATGTCGAGGTCTATCTCATCTGCTTCGAGATAGTGAAGCTGGCCATCCTGTCCTACGGTGTAACCGGCAGCGCGCACCTTGTTCAAGTCGCAGGTGTAAACGCTCTTATCTTCGCTGTTCTTCGTGAGCCACTTTCGGGCTTCCGCAAGCAGCTCTTCCTCAGCAAGCCTTACATATTGGTCTGATACCAGTTGTATGTCGAATCCATACAGGATATAGGTGTCATCCACTTCGGGATGGAAGCTGTCGTTTGGTAGGTTCACGCCGTAATCATCCGAGCGCACAATCTCGAAGATCTGCGCACGTGGGTCACTCTCATTCTGTATGCCGTCGGGGTTGAACGTGACAGCGAAGTCCATACCAGCGAGCTTTCCCGTCTGAAACACCAATCTCAACTCCTGACCCTCCAGAACGTAGTTCTTGTGGAACGTTATACCGTTATCCGTGAATCTGTATGCGTTCCATTGTGTTGTGGTAGTGGTACCGTCTTCGTGCTCCACGGTGTCTGTGTACTGCTTTGTACTGATAGTCTGAATGGTGCCGACGCGACGCGGATAGATATTGTCGAATACGACAATTCCCTCTTCGATTTCCTCAGTCTGTAGGTTCGCCCAGGCATCGAGGTGCGGGTACAGAACAGGCAGCTTCAGACGCTTTTCTACAAGCCCCTCGCGTACGAGGTCGCTGTCCTCATCCGAACGGTAGTTTTCGGGCAGGTTGCGCGTTGAGCCGAAAGCTACAAGGCGCGTCACATATACGGTGTCCTGTGAGTTGTCCCTGTCGAGACGTTCGAGCGTATCATCCAGCGAGAGAGGAACTGCAGTACCGTACTCGCAACGGCTCAGATGGATGGTATTGTCCGTTATCCACCATTCGCTTTCGAATACCTCAGCGATTTTACTCAAAGCAGCAACTATGTCCGTGCTGTTGAACTCTACCAGCCGCATATACGTGAGTGTCGGGTCAATGGAAACGTTGAACTCTCCGAAACCGCACTCTTCGAGGTTAGACACTACCACGTCCATGAAGAAAGCGGCTGTCTGTGTCATTTTCCATGCCTTTTCCTTACCTGTTTGACGGTCATAGTATAGAATGTAGTTTCGCCACCATTCCCATCCGGCGTGAAACTTCTGCTCATATTTGTATGCACCTGTCTTCGGGTCGAACAGGGGACGGTCAACTTTCTTAATGGAAAACCTACCGAATTCGGTGTCTATATAGTCGCCACGACGCAAACGTACAAGCTGTGCGAGTTTGAAGTCAAGCTGCACATACTCACTCACCATTAGCTCCTTGTGATATATGTCGCTTGGTGAGATAACGACCTGTAGGCGCAGGTCTCCGTTCTTATCGTATATTCCTATCATGCGAGTGCTCTGTTATTCGGGTTAGGCTCTGTCACTTTGAGCGTGAACTTTGCGAGACGGCCATTGTATTGTGTGAACTGCGAGCTGTTGTGATACAGGAGACGGTACAGGTTTGTCGGACGCTCTTCTACCCACAGCGTGAACGCTCCTGCTTTCAGTACCGTCTCGAAAGCGTCCCTCCGCGCGTTGAACTGAGTAACGCTGTCGGCATAGAGATAGAAAACAAGCGTGTAGTCCTGTTTGTCAACATGCGGTACATATTGGCCTGTCGAGAGAACCTGTACGCCGTCAATCTTCGCGCTTGCGTTCTCTATGTATGGTTTCAGCGGAACAAAGTTCATAAGCTGATTCAGCGAGGTGTCGGGAAATACCACGCCGTATGTTGCAAGAGCGTCTGAGCCGTTAATCTTGCAAGCTATTGTCTGATTTTGTGCGCTCATGTCAATATCCTTGCAGTTTCATCGTTATTGTACTCAATCTCGCATCCTTCACCTATCTTCACAACCAGCACTACGGCGTATTCTGTAGCCCGTACGCGAGCTTTAGCACCGTGCATGACGATTAGCTTGTGTACTGTGTCTGAACCGCTGTACGTGAGATTTGCGACGGTATCACCAATAATTGCGATATTCTTGGGATTGTTGACCTTGATTTCCCCGGCATCTATATTGACGGGGTGCTTGCCTACTATGCTGTCTTTCATGTCGCGCCACATTTGCAGAGACGGGAACTGCTTTTCCTCGCAGAACTCTCTGCCTTGCGGAGTGAACATGAGCCACGCAAGGGAACCCCAATCGGACGCTTTGCCCGATTTGTCACACGCTCCCAGCGCGATTGCTGATTTCATTATCTCTTTCGGTGTCATAGGTTACGGGTATTTTTTTCTATCTTTGCAAGCCGCTCGTTCATTTCGGGCAACTCGTTAGTGTTCCTTTCTATCTGAGCAAGATGTGAGACAGCCACGCCCTGCAGTTCCACCATTTGGGACATACCCTCGGCCACAGATGCCATATTAGCACGCATTGCCGCGTTATTCTCCAGCATTGTGTCGAGCTTTTTGTCAATCATGGCCGTTTCCATCTGTATTCCTGTGAAGCGTCCGTTCAGTTCGCTTGCTTGGTCTTGCGTCATTGTCTCAAAACCGCGCTTCGTACTGTCTTGCGACGTGGACTTGTCGGGTGCAAAAAGGCCATCTGCCCATCCGAACTGAGCGTCAAGCTGTCGCTGGAGGCTTTCGGCCATATTCATAACATAGTCCTGTTCCCAGGGCGAAAGCACGTTGTCAGCGTAGAACTCCTGTAGCTTCTTCCTGATTCGCTCCATAGCACCACTGGCCTGTATAGCGGACTTTATGCTCTCAGTGACCATCTGCTTCATCATGTTCTTGACGGTTTCTTTCGCAGATTTGGCTTTGTCCTCTCCAGCTGCCCACACTTCCGCGTATTTGGTCGCAAAGTTCTCAATGGCATTCTGAACGCTCTCGCCGAATATGGCATCTACAGCAGCTTCCCGTAGGTCGCCTATCTCGCGTTCGAGGTCACGAATCTTCTTTTCCCACTCTTCGATTTTGCCGTTATCGGTCTTCTTCTTGTCGCGCTCTTCCTGTATCTGCTGCTTGATGAGAGCAATCTGATTTTTCTTGCTCTCAATTTCGAGGTCGATATTCTTTTGCTTGACAAACGAATAGGTGCGAGCAACTGCCTTTTCAAGGTCTGTGTAGCTTTCTTCGAGCGCGTCAATCTGTTTTTGCAGTTCCTTGATTTTTCGCTCATGCTTGCGGTCTATCAAGTCGGTAATAGCTCCGGCTATGCTTCCTATCGCGGATATCGCACTCATGGCACCGCCCACAAAGTCGCCGCTCATAAACTGACCTGCCGCCTGCGCTGCAGTTCCGACGCCCTCAAACATAGTCATAACGTCGTCGAAGTCCTCAGTCTCGAATCCGAAAGCCTGTCCGAGCTGGTCGCCGAGGGCTTTTACCGCTGGCGTGAACTCCTTGACTGCTGAACCTATACCCTCAATGCCGCCTCTGAGGTCTCCCTCTTTGAGCTTGGCAACAGAATCCTTGATGTCCTTTTGGAATGTCAGCCACGGGGAACGCTGTCCCAGCTCTCCCTTTAGCTGCTTGATGGCATCTGTAAGGTCTTTGACGTTTATCTCGCCGCTCTCTATGCGCTTGATGTCGGCATCTGTGAAGCCCAGCCCCTTCAAATCCTGTGTGGTTACAGGTTCGGATGGTGCGGTACCGCCCGTGTTGGCGGCTTTTTGCCCCTCCATGTATTTGATTAGGGTCTCATATTTGTCGATAATCTTCTGTATATCGCTCACGCTCTTCTTGCTCGCGTCGGCGAACAGATCTGCCATAGCCTTTGTCGCATAGCCGAACCTCTCATTCAGAGCGTCAATCTCGGCTTCTTCCTGTGCGGAAAGAGACAGCTTCGCGCCTTCGGTTTCTGCCTTTGACCTCAGAGATGCGTACTTATCATGTATGGCTGTCACGCGCTGCTGGTAGGTGCCGTAGGTGATAAGATATTCCTCCATATCGGCTTTCTCGCGCTCGGCGGCAGCTTTTGCCCTCTGAGATAGGGCATTGTCGTATATGGTGTTCTCAGCCTTGCGCCTATCTTCAAAGATTTTCAGTTCGGCATCTGATAGTGTAGCGTCCGTGCCCTCAGAGGCTTTTTTCTTGGCAAGCAACTCTTCCTGTTCCCTGTCAATCTCAGCGAGTGTGCGAGTGTGGTTTAGGGCAAGTTGCTTCAATGTGCGCTCACCCTCATCTTCCGTAGCTTTCACATCTGCATCTTCCCGTGCTGTCTGTGCTTGCTGCAAGGCTTGGGAATATGCCTGTTTTGCGCGTTGCAGCGCATCTGCAATCGCCTTGGCATTTGATTTGGTGTTATCGTCTATCCCCTTCGCCGTAGAGAGCGAGAGACCATCTATAATACTGTTAATGTCCCCTTGAAGCTCCGTAATCTTATCCACATAGCCGTTAATCTCGCTGTTTATTCTCTGCATTTCGGGGTCATTCTCTTCTGTCCTGCGCTCTTGCATTCCACTGTTGACCTTGGCAGCTCCAGCTTCAGTGAAGAACATACCAACCTTTCCGCTCTTGTGCGTGTAGTCCACGCCCTCTTGCAGACCATAGCGAGATACATCTTCACCTGCAATCTGTTGTCCTGCCTGTCTGACATTGACACCATGCCCGAGACGGGTACGCTCTTCGTCGAGTTGCTCGCGGCGTGAGATAAGACGGGAATAAGCCTCCGTGAGCTTGGTTTGGTAGGCAGCAGCTTCCGCTCTCTTCTTGAAAGCGTCCATCATCTTTGCCGTATTCTGCACAAACACCTTCTCAGCGTCCGTGACATTATTCACGGCAACACCCAGCTTAGAGAAAGCGGATTTATTCTCATCAATCCACTTCTTCTTTTCGTGTTCGGTTTTGAGCTTCGTGTATTGCTCTTGCAAGAGACGATATTGTGTCGCCACCTGTGCTGCGCTGTCAGATATGGACTTTTTCCATTCCTCAGCGGCCTTGCGTTGATTTTCCAGTTCTTCCTGCTGTTTCTTTTCAGCTTCCGTGGCTTCTTTGGTCTTTTTCGTGAAGCCTACGAGAGCTGCCACTACACCCAGCAAGACGGTAGCCAGCAGTACATACGGGTTAGCCTTGGCAACGAGGTTGAAAGCTGCTTGCGCTGCCGTAGCTGCCTTGGTCGCTATTGTACCCTTGCCCTCTGCCGCTGTTCGTATAGCAATAGCAGTCGCAGCTGCACGCTCCTGTATTCGGCGTATGCCCAGCATCATTGCGCTCTCTTTTTGCAGGTTGTTCTGAATAACTGAGAGAGCGTTACTTATAGCGAGCGAAGCCTGTAGCTTCGTCTGTATATCCATGAGGGCTTCTTGATTTATGCCCAACATCGAAAGAGCACCTTGCGCAGCTCCAGCCGACGACGTTATGACATTAAGACCTCCGGCAAGAGCATCGAAATTCTGTGTATCGCTTGCCGTGCCACGAATAGCTCTGTTCGCATCGTCCATCGCGTCACGGAGGTTACCAGCCTTTTTCGTCAGTTCGTCGAGTTTCTTTTTCAATTCTTGTCCCTGTGCGCTCGCACGCTCTTCATCCGACATTTCGCGATATTTGAGCGTGAGGGAAGCCAATTCTTGTGTCGCTGCTCTGAGACGTGTACGCAGATTCTCTTCCGCGTCGCCCGAAGTGTTCATAGCTTCGCGCTGCTGATTGAGCCTTCGCAGTGCGTCGCTCTCATCGTCATATTCCTTTTTGAGCTTTTCCTGTGCATCTATCAGCTCGCGGTATTTGGCTTCGTCACCGCCAAAGGCATCGCTGGCTGCTTGCTTGGCACGTTCGTATGCGTCCCTCAGCTCGGAAACAACCTTGTTCTGAACATCTATCACCTCGTTCAGTTCGCGCACGGACATAGCTTCCTGCTGGAAAGCGTTGTCAATCCGCTTACCAGCAACCTCGGCACTTTCGCCTGTTTGGTTAAGTACTGTCTCTATGCGCTCCGCTCCCTGCTCTACATCTGAGGTGTCGGCAGCGAAAACGAGATTTATTTTGCCAGCGTCTTGATTCATCTTACGTATTCTTCTTCTTCGGGGTTGTTTTTGAAATTATCGGGGTTATTGGCGTCGAGCCTGTCGTCCCATTTATCTTCCTCATCATCGTACATCGGTAGAGCTGCTGTGTACATCGTGCAATTCAGATAGCTCATTTCCCATAGTACGTATTCGGGTGTAGTGTTGAAGTTCTTAGCCCAGCTAACGATTAGCCCCCAAAGGCTGTCACCACTTCCTTTGTTCTTCTTAGCAGATTTGCTACGGACAGGGAAGTGGTAAGACCGAAAAAATCCGCTATCTCAGAATATGCGAACAGGTCTAATGCTATCTCGTTCATCTTAGCCGGAGTGAGGTCTTCCAACAACATTTCAGCGAAATAGTCGATTTCAGCAACTTTCTCTGTTACGGTGGTCTGTTTATCGGGTAAACCTAATAAACGCCGCCAAAGGCTACTGGATTGGCGTGTACGGGTTATCTCCACCGTTCTCTGTTCCTTGACGCGCTTTGCCCCTAAAATGAGTGTCGCGATAACCTTTCCGATTACCGCGCTGTCCTTTGCTGTCCGTAAAGTCTCTGTGAGCACATTGCCCTTGCCATCAATTGGCGGCAGATCTGCGCAGAGCTGAGAGACCATGATGAGCGTTGCAGGAGAGGGGTGGCAGATAGGATATTCTATGCCCCTCAGCGTCACAACGCCCATTGGCTGCTGGAGTATGGCTTCCGCAACCTTAGTCTCTATTGTCTTTGCCGTTACATTCTCCATATTGTTTCGCTTTGATTTGGTAGCTTGCAGGGGTCGAACCTGCATTTCCACGCCCGAAAGCGTAGCGTCCTGCCATTAGACGAAAGCCATGAGAGGTTTATCCACCGTTACCACCGCTACCACCACCAGCGGGTGCTTGTGCAGCAGCTTGTTTCGTGAACTTGGTGTACCAGTAGTCCTGTGCGCCAAACAGAATCTCGAATTCGAGGTCAGCGTAGTTACCTTCCTCTTCGCTCCAGCCTGGCTTATAGGACACGTTAGTCTTGGGAGCCTTTATACCCCTTGCACCTACGTTCTTTGGCGTCACCTTGACGGACCAATTGTCAGCCACGATGTGTGTCTTGACATTGCTCTCGTTATCAGCTTCGGACGTAGCGAGACCCAACATCACTTCGAGAGCGTTGGTAGGCTCGATAACACGGGTTCTCAGAACGAAACCGCCCTCTTGCGTCTCCTTTGCAACGGTGTGACCGCCAGTCTTTTTTGCTTCGAGGGTGTCACCGTCGGATGGTTCCAGCGTAGAGGACTTGTCCTTGATGGTTCCGATGCTTGTCAGAGTAGCAGCCATAGCGTCCTGTGCGCCTGTCTTACCAATCTCAATCTCGCATTCAGACCATGCCATGATGATTTTATCCATAGTTTTACTGAATTTTATTCGTTATAAATTGAACGTCTGTAAGATATACGGACATTGATGAAATGCTGTCCGTTGTATTCTTGGCTTTTGTAGCTTTGAGGGGTACCGTCGGTCTTGATGATGTATTCTGTGCTGTTGATGGCATCTATCGCGTCCTTGATTTCATCTTCGAGCTGTTCCACTCTTCCGATGTCTTCACAAAGCGCACCGTTACCGTAGAAGTCTTTGTCCGTTACATAGACATGGAGCAATACCACGCCATTCTGTTCCTGTCCGTCAACTCCCGTTAGGAACTTTACGACCGCATCTTCTTCTTTGCTATCCATAGGTCTCATTCCGTCGCGGTAGAATGTACCTCCTATCGCGTTGGAAAGCTCACTGTCTTTCAGCATTCGGAAGATGTCGCGCTCAATGCGCTTGCTTGTTTTCGTTGCCATTATCTCAGCTCTTTACTTCAAAACCTAACTTTGTGAGGATTTCGCGCATGAGGTTCGGAGCTTTCAGCTCTGCGGATGAGAGGACAACGTAACCTCTCGCTTCCACATATTCTGCATAGTCCATACCTGCCGACACGATGAGGAACATTCCCTTTCTGCCCCACTTTTCGGCAAGGCTGTCGAGATATTCCTGTCCCTTCTTCACGCCCTCGTCACCATCTTTCACCTTTTGAGCCACACTACGGCTCAGTATCTTGCCGT